TAGAGATAGAAGATGTATATAAAAAGAAAACAAAGAAACCAAAAGAAGACACTAAAAAATTAAGGAAGTAATTATTAAATTTATGACAGTAGAGAAAGAAAAATTAAGCCCAAGACGTGAGGCTTTCTGTGAGATGTACACAAGTCCAGACAGAGAGATGTTTGGTAATGGAGTCCAGAGTTATATTGAAATATATAAGCCTGATATTAGCAAAAAAAATTGGTATAAAACAGCTTGTGCTTGTTCAAGTAGGATGCTAAGTAATGCTAAGATTATAAATAGGATTAATGAATTACTGGAACAACAGGGATTTAATGATGAGAATGTAGAGAAGCAACATTTATTTATTTTAAATCAACATGGTAATATACCAGCAAAGATGAAAGCGATAGACAGTTATTATAAGCTGAAAGGAAAGAATAAAGAAAAGGATAATGTAGTAGTAATACCAATATTGGGAGGTATATCTAATAAAGAAAAAGAATCATGCCAAGAAAAGGATACAAAAGTTAACAAATAACTATAAAAACAAAGGGAGATGTTCATAGAGACTTCTGCAGTACATAAACTGCTAAAATTAAGGAAGAGGATTAGAGGAATTGCTGGGGGAACATCTGCCAGTAAAACTATTAGTATCCTTCAAATATTAATAGATAAAAGCCAGAGCGACACAAAGCCAAAGAAGACAAGCATAGTATCTGAGAGTTTCCCCCATTTATCAAGGGGAGCAGAAGAAGACTTTAAGAACATAATGCAAGACCATGGTTATTGGCAAGACAAAAGGTGGAATGGTACTAGCCACACTTATGTATTCGAGACAGGCAGTAGAATGGAGTTCTTTAGTGCAGACCAGCCAGGAAAAGGTAGAGGACCGAGAAGAGATAGACTATTTGTGAATGAAGCGAATAACATACCCTTTGAAGCATTTGAACAATTAGAGGTTAGAACAAGAGAAGAGATATGGTTAGACTGGAATCCTATAAATGAGTTCTGGTTTTATACAGACGTTAAAGACAGTGAAGCATACAAAGGTGTAGTCGATTTCTTAATACTTACATATTTAGACAATGAAGGACTTGAACAATCCGTTGTAGACAGTATTGAAAGACGTAAAACTAGAACACAGTGGTGGTTAGTATATGGGTTAGGTCAACTTGGTGAAGTAGAAGGAAAGATATATAAAGGTTGGAAGATAATTGAAGACATAGCACATGAGGCTAGATTAGAGCGTAGAGGACTAGACTTTGGATATAGTAATGACCCGACTGCTTTAGTTGATATTTATTATTATAATGGAGGATATATTTTAGACGAACTAGCTTATCAGAAAGAACTAAGCAATAAGTCTATAGCCGACATAATGAAAGCAACTGAAAAGAACCCGTTAACTATTGGGGATAGTGCAGAGCCTAAGAGTATTGATGAGATTAAAAACTATGGAATTAATATAATAGGAGCAGTAAAGGGAGCTGATAGTGTAAGGCAAGGAATACAGTGGGTGCAAGACCAGCAGATAAGCGTTACAAAGCGTAGTTTAAATATAATAAAAGCTTATAGGAACTATCTATGGGCTAAGGACAAGAACGACAAGATACTTAATGTGCCTGATGATACAATACATGAATGGTCAAATAGTATGGATGCAATACGGTATGGACTAGACAGCTTTAGACCAAGGAAGAAAAAGAAAAAGAAAAAGAATAAACCTAATCAATCATTAACTGGATTTTGATATGATAGAGCCTAAATCAAAAAATGAACGATATTATCAATCAACTGGAAGATATAAATCTGAAAAAGAAAGGAACTATGATAATGGTAAAGGTAAATTTGGAAAAGAAGTGAAACCTTTAAATATAAACAAGAGCCTAACTGGCTATTAAAAGAACTGGGGCGTTTTAAATAAATGCCAAACGAAATACAATACAACGAAACAGATAAAAATAAAGCTACAAAAAAATGGGTGTATGATGCTTTTGATACAATGTGGTTAAATAACCAACGTACCTATGAGCAGTTTAATGGTAAAAGTTTACAAAACTATATAGATGAAGGCAGGCGTGCTATCAATATAATGAATCGCCCTAGAGAAGATGGTAGAAGTAATATTAAGTCTGTAACACCACTTAATAAACTTTTAGCTATTTTAGCAAGAACAGCGCAACAACGACCTGCAATACATATATTGGCTCAAAATAAGTTTGGATTGGTTGACAAGGTAAGAAGTCAAGTAATTAAAGACCTTTACAACTGGAGCTATATTAACATGCAGAATGAAGGAGATGCTGATATGGAATATTTCTTTAAAGCTTTTGATACTACAACAGATGGTACTTATATTACCTATGAAGGATTTGATAACCAAACACATACACAGAAAAAGATTACTGAATATGACCCTAACAATGGTGAGGTTAAATGGGAGGAAGAAAAGTTTAAGTCTAACTCATGTTATTCACAACAGGTTAAACTGACTGATTTCTTTGTTTGGAATCCCTATTTAAGAAGTTTACAAAAACAACCTAAAGTATGCTGGAGGTCAGTACTAGACAAAGAGAATTTTGACTTGGAATTTAAAGGTTTTAAAAACCATAAATATGTAAAAGCTGGAGTATTTTCAAGAAATGACCAAGCGGATGATATTTATCAAAACCAATGGCAAAACAGAGTTAAGGACAATCAAATCGAAGTATTAAGAATGTTTAGTAAAGAAGATAGAATGGTAGTAATTGCTAATGGTGTTGTATTACAAGACACTCCAATGGTATTTCAGAATGGTAAGCCTAAAAAGTACCCATTTGCAAGAACAATCAATAGTCCTTTTGCAGGTGGTGAGTTCTTCTGGGGCATGCACTTATGGCACAAATTAGAAGGTGATATTAGTGGGCTAGAAACATTATATAACATAGGTATTGAACAAGCTAAATTAAGCGTTAATCCACCTACTGTAGTCGGAGGAGATAATGATACTGAAGATTATAATTTAACGGCTGGTAGAGTGTTGGAAGTTGATGATATTAATAATTTTAGAGAATTACAGTTCAAATCCCCTGACCAATCATATTTCACTTTCTTAGATGTAATTGGAAAGAATATTGATTTGAGTAGTGTTGACCCTGTATCACAAGGACAAAATACTAAGGGCGTTACAGCTAGGGGGCAAGTTATCGCAGAAGAGAATGCCAGAAAACTATTGTCAAACTTTACAATGATGATGGAAAATCTAGTATTACAGGAAGCTAAGTTAAGAATACCAAATATTATACAATTCCAGTTCTTACCAAATGCACAATTTAGAATTGAAAACACTGATATAACAGGTGAAGTTGGTACTAGAGAAGTAATGATATTAAATAAGAATTTTAAGCAAATGGCAGGAATGACTAAGGAAGAACGTGAAATGATGGAGAAAGAAGTTGAAATGGTTGAAAAAATGGCTGAATTACATGGTATGAATCTTGAAAGATTAGTTGTATCAAGTGATTGGTTAGAGAACATTAAATATGACATGGCAATTATAAAGGAAAGTTCATTTCAACAGTCAAAGAGTCTTGACATAGCTATGTTTGATGAGTTTATGGCTCAAACAGCTTCCTTGTTCCCTGAAATATTTAAAGGTGCTAATGAGCTATTCTTTAAGGAATGGACACAAAAGCGTGATTTAGACCCTAATAAGTTTTTAGAAGCTTCACAAGGCGGTGGTGGAACAGATAAACTAATGGAAAGAATACAACAGTTGCAAGGAATACAGCCTAAAGGAAGTCAACAAGGAGGTAAATCACAATTGAATAATCAATTAACACAAGACAAAAGCCTTTCACAATTAAGTGGGGCAACTAATTAAATAAATATAAAACTTATGACTGGGGCAAATCCAATAGTAAGAAAAAAAATAAAACAAAACGAAGACGCTACTAAAAAACTAAGACAGGGTATTGATTTAGTGGCAAACATCATTAAACAAACATTATGTCCTAAAGGTAGAAATATAATAGTAAGAAGTCCATCCTTTATGCAACCAAGAAGCATGAATGACGGACATTATATAGCACAATCAATCCAACATGATGACCCAACTGTAAACGCTGGAGTGGATATGATTAAACAGATATGTGCTAATACAAATGATAGAGTGGGAGATGGGACAACAACAACAGCTATTTTATGTCAAAGTCTAGTAAACGAAGGATTTAAGGTTATAAAAGAAGGTAGAAACCCTATTGACGTAAAAAATGAAATTAATAGTGAATTGAATAAAGCACTTGCTCATTTAAAACTTATATCAAAACCTTTAAAAACAATGGACGATATTGAGAATATTGCTACTATATCAAGTAACAATGATGTAGAAATTGGCAAGGCTATTAGAGATATCAAGAAAAAATTAGGCAAACACACTCCTATTGTTACTGAAAGCCATGATAAGACTAAGATTAAAATTGAATGTATTAAAGGTATTTATTTTAAAGAAGGATATGGAGAAGCTAAAGCATTTGTAAGCGATGGTCAAAAGAAAACAGCTGAACTTATTGGGAGTAAAGAAGATAAAATAATGGTATTATGTTATGACGAAGATATGATTGATATTAATGAAGTCCAAACATTTATTACAAACTTGGCTAAAGCAGGGCAAGAAAAACAAATAAACATATCTGACACTAAATTGCTCGTTATTTGTAAATCGGCAGCGATTACTTCATCACCTTTGGCTTTCTTTGCGCAAAATAATACTTTAAAAATGCAAGAAAAACAGGACAAAAAAGGTAACCCTTTAGGATTTAGAAATATTGTGCTAGAAGCCCCAAGAACTATAGGTTATCAACCTGATATTATTGACGATATTGCAATGGCTACCAAATCTATTGTAGTAGGCTCAAGAAATGGCACTAGATTAAGAGATGTCAACCCACTAGAAGTGCTTGGAACAGCAGAAAAGGTAGTTGTAGGACGTAAACATTCAATTATAGTTGGTGGTAGTGGAAGCAGAGTGATAATTGATGAACAAGTCAAAGGGCTAAAAGCTGAAAAAAAAAAAAAAAAAATGAAAGAAAAGAGAATGAGTTT